ATGGTGAGGCTGCCCCGATGGTCTCCGTTCAGGATGACGTCAAGGCGATGCTCGTCCAGGCCAACACGGTCCGCGAGACGGTCGGTGCACTCGTCGCCGAGCTCAAGCGCCTCGAGAAGCGTGTCGCGCGTCTCCAGAAGGAGGCCGACAAGCGCCGCCGCCGCTCAAAGAAGGTGCCGGTTGAGGGCGAGGAGGTCAAGCCGCGCAAGCCGTCCATCTTCGAGCTGCCGACGCCGCTCTCCGATGACCTCTGCGGCTTCCTCGGTGTGTCCAAGGGCTCCAAGGAGAGCCGCTCCAACGTCACGAAGGCCATCACGACCTACGTCAAGGAGAACAACCTGAAGAACAAGCACGACATCACCCCCGATGCCCCCCTGCGCAAGCTCCTCCAGGTGCCCGAGACGGACCAGCTGACGTACTTCAACCTGCAGCGCTACCTGAACCGCCACTACCTGAAGCCCACGCCTGCTACCCCTGCCGCATAAACACACTTAATATGAGTTAATAAGGATGGCTCTTCTCCTCAAAGAGCCTGGTGGAGTAGCAAAAGGCGATGGGGCACTGGTCTAGTGGTATGATTCAGAGTTTGGATCTCTGAAGTCCAGGATTCGATTCCCTGGTGCCTCCCATTTTAGATCGTGTGGCGCAGTGGTAGCACGTCTCCTTGACACGGAGAAGGCCTCGTGTTCAATCTACGACACGATCATAATCCAGATAGTATTTGGTGGCGCAAGTCGCCACACTCCAGATAGTTTCGTGGCCTTCGGTTGCGATTTGCTATCTGGATTTGGTGGCGCAAGCCGCCACACTCCAGATAGATCAGTTGGTAGAGCGGGGGATTGTAGCAGTCTACTGCTAAATTGCAAATCTCCTAGAAAACAATTATCCCCAAGTCGCTGGTTCGATTCCAGTTCTGGAGACGCCGCAAGGCACCTTGGTCCTCTAGCTCAGTTGGTTAGAGCATTCGGCTGTTAACCGGAAAGTCGCAGGTTCAATCCCTGCGAGGACCGAATTTTTGTTATCCTGTTTTACAGAATAACAAAAAATTGGCACGCAGGCGTCTATTTCATTATAGTGCGCCATCGCTCTCTTGCAACTCTTTTTAAATTTACCAGCGTATTCTCCTTTTCCGTATATTGGGTACCATCAGACGCCTCTCCGACCCTTTCTAGAACGGCTTTCCACCCCCCGTAGTGTTTTACACGAACCACCGCTGTCTCGAACGGCATGAAAGTGCCTCCCTTTGTATGACAACGATCCCAGCCCGCCAAGAATGCTGCGTCCTGTAGCATACCCAGAGAGATACCCCAGTCATTACATACGCGCTCCACACATATATCTCCAATGACCCACTCTCCCCTGACTCTCAGAATACGCCAGATACGCGGTGTTCCCATAACAAAGAGATCAGAGTCCAGGGTAACAATGACATCCGCCTTTCCACCGAAAGCCATATCGACCAGTATATCGTCTGCTTCTCCCTCGGCAAATATGTGCTCCACGTCGCCCCCCAGCCGCTCCTGGATCTCCTTTTTCAGTTTATTTGTCATATGCCACCCCTGCCAACTCAGCGAGGTAATCGCCGTCTTAACATGCTTGATGTCAGTCTCATTCAACTGACCCCCATATTCTTCTAAATATACTTCCAAACCCTTCTTCTTTTCTGTGGCCAAATCACGTATCGAGCGCCGCTCACCCACAATAGCCTGCTTCTCTTTCGGAGCAACGCCGTCCCATACACACACAAGCCTATGACCACTAGCAGACCACGAGATCAGAAGATCAAGGAGACTATCTAGGGAAACCTTGTGTGTGTAAGCAATGCTGAATATATCGATGCCTATTCGGAGTGGTTTCATGTCGACCGGTTCAATGCGTTTGAATAAGTCCTTGAACAACGTCCATACACCACGAATACCCATTGAGAATACATGACGCAGGTAATAAAACTATAATCAATTTTAGACCTATCTATACATCTCAGAGTCCCATTCCGGTGTAGTGAAGCGAAGACTCTTTGTGGGCTCATGATTTAGACGGTGTATGTAGCCCCTCAGAAATCCGGCAGATCGAAGAACCTCGACCTTACCCAACATGTATCGCCAGGCGTAATCGGCAGGAGTGTTCACACCCCGTTCCACACGAAGTGACTCTGCCTGCTCCATCATCCAATCGACCTGCTTTGACCAGAGTTGCGAAAATCGCAGCCCCTTTCCCTTACTCAGAAGACCACACATGAACAATTCCGTCCACGCCTCTGTATGGGCCTCCAAGTCCTCTGTCCCCTTCTCACCATCAAAGCCGACCGTATGCAGCAACTCGTGCAAAAGAACACGTGTGACTTCCTCAAACCGATATAAGACGACGACTTCCTGATGGCCGAGATAGGAGAAGCCGCCGTTGATATCATAGGCCTTCAACCCTCTTGACTCCCGCGGATCCACACGGGGTCTCGGGTCTGCATAAATGAGAGTGTGGCCTATCGGATGTTCTATGGCCTGAAATATACGCGACCAGAAGGCCCACGGAATCTGAGACCACTGCTCATCCGTTCCGAGAAAGACGACACGGGTTCGCCCAGGGAGTTCTCTTACCTTGAGATGAACCTTGGACCCTGGCTCTCTCCACTTGGCGATCATGTCCGCACGGAAATTCACCTCGTCGATGGGCGTTTCGATCTTTGCATATTTCTCTAGAATGCGTGTATCGGATAGCCTTGGCGAATCGTCGATCCAGTGTTCTTCAGACATTTCCCATATTTTAGAGGACATGTCTAAAAACGGCTCCTTCCAAAATGCCCGGGGCATCACTACTTTGTGCCAACAAGAATATCGTATAGAGAAACCAGTAAATGTTCCCATGTAATCGGTATTCGATAGGAAGTGAGAGTGTGTCCAGCGGCAGTATTCAACGATGCAGCCAAGCAATCGAGTATTTTTCCGGTCAACGCATCCCCTAATTCATCATTATGCTCGAGAACCAGATCCAGTAGAATCTGATGAATATCGAACCAACGGAGATTGCGTTGTAGGAATGCATATACGGTGGCCCGGATAGAAGTCACGTGTTTTATATTGTGGGATTTCAAGGAACGTGTGGATTCTATCCAGTTCCAGATGGCTGGTGCCCAAGGATGCATTGGCGGGGCCGACAGAGGTATGGGAATGTCTAGGAACCAGTCGCGCAACTTGTATGGCACCGACTCACGAACCGTGAGCCACACGGAAATATTGCCGGATTCACTGTGCATTTCGAGTAGCCTCTGAATCAAGAGAACAGACTCCGTGTTGAGAAGGTCGGCTTCGTAGAGAACTAGTATGCGATCTCCGTTGAGGACATGCGCATTTTCGCCGAGACTGTTGACAATGGAGCGAATATAGTGGCGATCCTGGAGACTCATGTGGGCCACGGAGAATGCGTTATGCATCAATGACGTCTCGTAGGGAAGTCCGTCCTTCCGCAGTTCTTCAGATTGGGCTTGTTCATCCGATACGCGGGCATCGAGGTGCCATTGTTTTTTCACTATATTTAGCGAAATGCCACGCTGGAAAGCCAGCATTTCGAGTCGTTTATGTACGGTCACCTTTGATAGTTCATAATCTTGGCATCTCCACGCAATACCCATAGGTATACACGATATGCTGTATTTAGATGGCTGATGCCAAGGCACCTAATGTGTTAAAGAGTATATCAAATTAGACGAATGAACTTCGCGATACCCATATCAAGATTCGATCCGACAAATGTAGAATTCACACAGCCATACGTGGGGCAGTTTCGTAGGACCGTAAATTTCATATACAAAGACAACGGTTTAGCATTCAATACGCTACACCTTCTTCTTGAGCCACTTCGCGTCGTTGAGTTGGATATGGTCCGGAATCAGATGGTTTTGGAAGAAAATTCTCACATACCGTGCCTCCAGAAAATCGAACAACTACAAAGCATTATAAATACACAGATAAAAAGGCGTTATGTGGAATGGCTGCAATACACAAAGTTGCCGGACCCGGAGTACATTTTGCCCTCGCAGCCGTGGGTTAAATCGGGTCGTATCACGCTATTTTTATCAAATGATCCCTCTTCTTTACCATTTTATATAGAAGGCGCTAAAGTAACGATTTCCGAGAATACCATCAAGCCGGGAGATATTATTCGGGTAGTAGTTCGTTTACAGGGGATTTCTCTTCAGATGTCCACGTCGAATACATGGACGGGGAGATCGCGTATACAACATCACTTGGTTGACCTCTATCGCGTGAAGGAGACGCTATGATCGTTGTATGAGTGCTATAGACAGCGCCGTGAGCGATACAAGCATAGAGACCATCGTAGACATCAGAAAATACAAGTTCATACCCTGCGGATGATGGGTGAAATACATATACCATAGGAGTGTATGAATAGTTATGATTGCACCTAGAAGTCCAACAACTGGTATGAGGGTTTTTGTCAAATTATTAGTGTTGTCAGGATTTCCGACGAGATTATTCAGCGAATATATAGCCCCGCCTACAAGTGCGATTTCTACAGCGGCCATGACTGTTAAATATATAGTATTAGAAGACATCTATAATATACTTATATAGATTTTACTGTGGATTGTTTGGGCTAGACGAAATCTTTTGAGCCACATATGTCTTAGGGTCAAATGGCCCCCAACCCATACGATCACTAGGTATTGACATAAAAATGAAAATGGACTCTAAAAAGATGACTATAGCAACGACAGGTATTACAATATGATATATACGATAGTCCTGTAGAGTTTTTTTTGCAAAGGGGTTGCATGTGTCCTCCATCTATTCTATATAATATTAGTAGCCACATATGGCACACACAAGAAGAAAAGCCCGCCTTGTATTCAGTGGTCCTAAATTGTGTCACCCCAAACTGATAGGTCGTAATGGGAATTGTCTATCACCTGAATTGCTAAGAAGGCTCGGAGACTCCTTGCACGCCCCGAAGAGTCTTAAGGCCGGTAGATTGCGACATTGGTTAACTCGGCGCACACGATGTAGGAGTGAGCGCTGCTGGGTAGAGAAGTCTCCGCTCGACACTAAAGAGAAGGATGATATTCTTAAGAACTATTTTCGGCCGAAAATGCCCGATAATTGGCTAGAAAATGAACGGGAATGGCTCGATACCCTCAATATCGAAGAAGTCTTGAAACAATACGAGGAAGCATTTCCGAATTTCCGCTTTTACGGCGCGAACCCTATCGACTTCTCCGCACCGAACCCATATAAGAAGGGTTCGCTTGAACGAAAGGAATGCCTGGAGGATGAGATATGTAAGATAGATCTGAAGGTGCTTGCTACGGAAGGAAAGACAAAGTTGGGTTTTGTTTATAATATGGATCCCAGCAACAAGGATGGGAGCCACTGGATCGCGAGTTTCACCGATATCCCGGCACACAAGAGTTACTATTTCGACTCATATGGAATGAAGCCGCTTCCACAGGTGGCAAGATTCATGCGGTCTCTGACACTGCAGGATCCGGAAATGAAATTGGAATATAATGGCCGGCGTTTCCAGTTTCGGGAATCGGAATGTGGAATGTATTGCATATATTTCATAATACGGATGTTAGAGGGTGCTAATTTCGTGAAGTTCTGCCGAAGTAATCCT